ATACATACGCTGTGCTCCTTTTTCAACGTTACCACCACCAGCTGCTCTTACAGCATCAGCTGTAAATACAAACTCGTTATTAGATAACATTGCAGGAACATCGTCTGCTTTTTCTTTAGTTCCTATTGGTGGTATAAAACCACCTGCACTTCTTAAATCTAATTCTTTAACACCAGCTTTGTTTTGTCTAAGGGGCAAGCTCGCTACACCCTCTCCTACTTTAAAATCCATTCTAGCGATATTATTTATTGGACCACCTTCTGCTTTTTTATTACTCATAAATTCATTTAGTTGATCCATCTCCATTTCATTTAAACTATTATAAGGTTTGTTAAATACACTCATAGATAAATTGTTTAATTCAGCTAATGGATCTGGTGCAGATGCCATTCTTTTTGTTTTTGTTTTAATTTTACTTCCTTGTATTTGATCTCTCCAGTCGCCGCTTTTGAAAAAGTCTATAAAGCCTTCATATAATTCTTTAACACCTTGATCACTATTGTTCCAAACACCAAATGCATCTTTAACATCATTACCTGTTGTGTATGGTCCACCGGCCATTTCTTCTGTTTGTTCAATCATCATAATACCTTCACCTTCTTCTGGTGATCCTAGACGTCTGTTTACTCTACCACCTTCTTTAAGTCCGAAAGCCCATTCAAAATTTAAAGGAACCCATTCGTTAAAAGATAATCCATCTGGATTAGCGCCTTTTTGTTTGAAAACCATTTTAAGATGTTTTTTTGCTTTTGAGTCTAAATTAAGACCACCCATATTAAATCCAACTCTACCACCCGTAGCGAACGATGTACTATATTCAGCAGTTTGTGATGTTACAAAATCTTCTACTTCTTTGTTATAAGTGTCTGCATCTGTGTCCGCAGTTGGCGGATTTAGATTTGTATAATATCTTCTTAAATAAACTTTTAATGCTTCAGGGTCTTGTTTAATTGCTTCTATTTGTTCTTCTTCCATACCTTGACTAGCTAAAAATCCTGTAAGACCTACAGCTCCTGCTATTCCTGTTCCACCACCAGGGAACTTATCTATGAGTCCAGAAAGAAAACTTTTCTTTGGACCTACACCGGCAGTAAAACCATCTGCTACAGTTGAAGCACCTGCTCCACCACTAAAAAATCCAGCTCCTGGTAAATTACTAAATTCAAACCCTCCAGGTAATCTTCCAAAACCACCACCTAAATAATACGCTCCACCTGCTAATAATGCAGCTTTACCTAGATCTGAACTAACTACATCTTTAGCTGCTTTAGTTACACCTTTAACAGCTTTCTTTACAATACTACCTAATCCGTAGTGTTGTCTTACTGACATATTAGTGATGCCACCTCTGTTTTGTAATTGTCTAGCTATTTGTGTTCTTGTTATTGCCATAATTTATAAATAATTGTTAGTAAAGGCAGGCGTAGAAATCCTGTAATTTAGCACTTTATTTGATTTTTTCGTCTTCGTCAACGACTTTACTTGTGGCTACAAGGTCATCCATAAACCTACCAGCGTACCTGTATTCACCAGTATGGCCTAATTCATCATCAATATAAAGGTATATTTTACCCCCTATTTCAGTCCATCTTTTACAGAAACCAAAGTCTTCTCCGTAAAAGTGTTTTGTTTTAGGGTCGTGTACACAATCAAAAAAATTATAAAAGTTAGGTCTTTTAACTTTTTCACCATTTAAATAAGTATCTTGTACTATTTCAAGATCTGGATACGCTTTAATCATTTTTTCAATAACACTTCTTTTAATAAGCATACAGCCAGTTGGTGCATGTGTGACTTCTGTTTCTCCATCCGTTACTTCAATAGCTGAAACATCAGCTACTTTGATAGGAAATGTATAACCATATTTTAAAAAGTCTTTATCATTCTTAAAATCTTCATCTTTCATTCTTCTATAAACAGATCCTTGATTAATAAATTTCATAGGATAAGGAGCAGCTATAATATCTCTATCTTTTTCTAACATCTTAAATATTGTCTTTGTATCAAAATCTACGTCTGAATCTATAAATAACATATGGGTGTAGTTCTCTTTATCAGAAACAAAATCAGCAGCGCATATGTTTCTACCTTGTTGAACTAAAGACGATTTAATAAGATGAAAACTAACTAGTATATTTTTAGTCATACATGCCATTTGAAATTTAAGTAGAGATCTAACATAATGAATACCTACTTCACTATGTACAGGTGTAGCCACCATAATTCTATATTTAGATTGAGGTGGTAATGTATGTCCTTTTAATTGTTCTGTTAAGTCTATTGTTTGCACCGGTCCCTTATCAAACCAAATAGGTTCATTAGATTTTTCTTGCATCACTTGTTATTCCAGTTAAAAATTGTGTCCAGGTTGCAGCTTGTTTAGGCCAACCATAATACAGGTTATAAAAATCACTCTGTCTTTTTAAATGATCTTGAATAGGTTTGTGAGTAATCGCTTCTGCTCCTTGTTTAATGGCTTGTGCAAATTTAAATGCCAGTCTTCTATGATTATTATCGTATGGTACGTAAATACCAAACTCAGAACATGTTTCTGCTAAAGCCCCTAAGTTTGTCACAATTGTATAAAGCCCTGCTGCCATAGATTCTATGGCGGAAATACAAGATGTTTCTTCCCAGATACTTGGGTAAACAAACATATGATAATCTTTTAAATGTTCTTTAATATAACTATTGGGTTTATAACCTATATAGTTTACATTTTTTAATTGTTTAGCTTGTTCATATAAACCTTTATATTCCTTATCGTTCTGTTCATAAAAAGCTTTACCATATATCTCTGTAGATGAATAAACATCTAAAGTAATTAAAGGGTGATTTACTAATTGCATAGCCCCAAGCAATACATTTAAACCTCTCCAAGGAGTTATTTGATGTATAATTTTTATAGGTTTATCTTTTTCGTAAACAGGAGCACATTCTATCTTACTTATACCATTCTTAATAATCATACACTTGCCCCTATCTAAACCAAATTTTTTAGTAAAATTTTCAAAGTTCCAATGACTATTAAATACATACCAATCATATTTAGTGTGATTATCTTTATCTTTAAACCAAGGATAGATATTAGGTTGATCCCAAGAATTTTTTTGCCAAAGAATATTTATTTTATCTTTTGATAATGGAATTTTTTCTGGAACAGATGTTGTAATTTGTACTTTACTTAATAGTATAAGATCTACGTGTTGAGTTAGATATTCTAGCTGTAGCTCCGTTCCACCTTTAGGTGTTGGATTTATTGTCATTATTCATTACTTTCTGAAATAAGTCTAAATTTTTAGGGTCAACTGTAACTTCACAGTCAACTACAATGTCAGGTCCCTCTACTTTTTCTTTGTAGATTTCTCCTGTTTTTTTATTACGGTAAGTATATTTAGTTATACACTTAATTTCTGTTACATCATCCATTCTGGTCTTGTCTATTTACTAGAGCATAACTTATCAGGCCTTGAATTGTGTTACTCCCTGTAGCTGCTTGCACAGTTATAGCATCACCTGCTTCTAAATTCAAGCCTTGAGGTGAGGCATTTACTTGTGATTTGGCGGCCACGTCATCTCTAAAAAATTCATATTCAGTACTTGAATCAGAGGAATCAACAAAGTTCATGTTTACTGCAACAGCTGATGATGCATCATTGTTTGCAACATATATACTTTTAATTATAATTATTCCATCAACAGGACATGTTAACACTGTCGTCTTACCTGTACCCGATTGTTTGTATCCTTGGTTTTTATAAAATATACTCATGATAAGAAATAATTAAATGTATCTTGCTCTTCTTTTAAATCTTGTTGAAAAGAAAAATTAAGTTGTTGTTTTAAAGTATCTAATGCTTCTAAAATTTGACGTTGATTAGATGGGTCATACGTCGGTGTAGGTTCTGGAATATAATTAATTATTTTAGCCATTATCTTCTACCATCAGGTCTTGTATCTAATCTAAGAGAACCATATCTCCAAGACTCTCCTACTGCCGTGTTTTCAAATCTTACACTCACTAATCTTCCTCTTGCTCTAGTATCTATTTTATCAGTGGTTGAGGTAACTGTAAAGGGTCCTAAAGGTGAGCTAGTTTGAGTATCAGATGGATAGTCCGATATGAATAAAGTAACTTGGTTATTGCCTACAATCTCTTTATAATCAGGAATGAATCTACTTACTGAAGCAAAAAATTCACCATCCGCAATATCAAAATCTCCAGATCTTATAAATCCTTGAATAGCAGATGTGCCTGTGCTGTTGACTTGATCCACACCTTTTTCATGTTCGTATAAAACTGTGGCTCCATCTCTATTGGTAACTCCTGATATTGGAAATAAAGGAGTATTTGAAGGGCTGTTAGAATCTGTGGATCCTTTTGGAATATAATCAGTAGCATAGGGTCTTTCAAAAACATCTGCGTCTACATAAGTGGTTCTATCTAATGTACTTGTATTCCAGCTATTTTCTGCATAATTAAAAGTTACGCATCTATCAACTTGTAGTGAATTTTCTGATGGATAAAACCAATTTACTTCTGTGTACAAACTATTATGGCCTGCATAGATAATTTCATTAGCATCAAAATTAAGACCAGGATTACCATCACCTGTAGTAAATACAAAGTCTTCTACTAAACAAGGTATTTGTTTTACCGTTCCATCAAATGCAAAGAAACCACCTGCTTGACCCATCCAATAAACAGCACCTTGAGCAAACACAACAGCGTGTTGTCCTAAACATCCACAATTTGTTCCTACTTGTCTAATACTAAATGTAAATGGTGGTCCTACAAATTGAGCTACATAAGCAGCTTGATCTGTTAAAATTAAAACATAGTCTTTACCTTGAACAGCCGCGGTAATTCTGTTTCCTGTATCTAATCTAAATGTACCAGCAGTATTTGTTGCTGTTGGTGTGTATACGTTTAATGTTTCTTGATTCGTGAATCTAATAAACATAGGGTCTTGCGTGGTTGCATCAGTCATATCGGTTAAAGCACCAAACTGAAATAAATGTCGATCTCTGTCTGAGAATAAAGATAACGTTGAAATCATATTAACTTCGCTGCCTACCCCTGCAATTACAGTGGCTCTAGTTGCTAAAGCTCCAGCAGAATTCCATTGAAAAGTATTTCCATTTCTAAGTGTGGCAATCAAGGTATCACCTGCATGATCTAAAGACCAGTTAGCTGGATCTAACGTTACGTTTGAAGTTGATCTAGCATCTCCCCAAGCTTCTTGACCCCATTGGTAAGTACTCCAACCAAAACCTAAAGTTTGAAAAGTGGGTCCTGGTCTTATGTATCTTTGATAGTTAAATGATCCTTGAGCCGTCATTCC